TATCAGGAACTGGCGAATTGACTTTAGAAGAAACAACAGACGATATCAGCGAGTAATATATTTGTTAACATTTAAATAAACTATGTGTCTAAAACTTTATTGGTAGATGGTGATAACCTTTTTAAAATCGGCTTTCACGGTGTTAAAGAACTTTATAATGATGGGTCTCACATTGGGGGTGTATATCATTTTATTAATACTATTCGCCGATTCTTGGATGAAGAACAAATAGACAAAGTTGTTGTTTTTTGGGATGGAAAATCTAATTCATCTATCAGGAAACAATTATATCCTCAATACAAAGCGAATAGACGACAAGACATGAATGATGATAAGTACATCTCATATCTACAACAAAAATCTCGAGTTAAGGATTACCTTGAAGAAGTTTTTGTGAGACAAGTTGAAATGGAGGATAATGAGGCTGATGACCTGATTGCTTACTATTGTAAGATAGCAACCAATGAACAGATTACAATATTCTCAGCCGACAAAGATTTAACCCAATTAATTAATGAGAGAGTAACTATATTCTCACCTATAGTTAAACAATACTATAAGTTTGGAGATAAGATTACTATCAATAAGGTAGAAATACCTCACTACAATGTGCTCCTTTGTAAAATCTTTACAGGAGACAAATCCGATAATATAGATGGAATTGAAGGTCTTGGAGAAAAAACATTAATAAAATACTTTCCACAAATGCAGGAAAAACCCTGCACTATCGAAGAATTACTCGATAATGCACGAAATATCCCACAAAAAAAACCAATTAAAACTTTATTGAATATTTTGACTGGGAAGACAAAATCAACTATACTTGGAGAAGAGTTTTATAATACAAACAAAAAAATTGTAGACCTTTCAAACCCACTAATTACGGATAATGGAAAGACGTTAGTAGAACAAATTTACACTGATACAATAGACCCTACAGACAGGGGATATAAAAACCTAATGAGAATGATGATGGAAGATGGGTTATTCAAGTACCTCCCTAAAGATGATGAGGCTTGGGTTAATTTTCTCACACCATTCACAAAATTAATAAGAAAAGAAAAACGAAACACAAACAAAAATTAAAACGCTATGAAAGAAATGGACAGCACCAAAATGGAATTCCTTTTGACTTTGAATGACAACATTGTCGTACAAAGATTCTTCAACGTTAGAGGTTTTAACCCTAAGGCGAAGAACTCGGTGGACTTGTATGAGTACATCAAAGCTCTGAAAGAAGAGTTACAGTATTATCTTAAGATGAAAACAGTTGTTTACATGATGGACAACAGAGATGCAATCAGTCATGACCCAAAAATTATGGATACATCGTTCACAGATGGTCCTGAAATATTTAACCTTTTTGTGAGAGTTGGAGAACAGACAATTTGTCATAGACAATTTGATGGAAAATTATTTCCGCCAAAAGTTCGTTATACGGTTGACGTACGACCATTTTTGAAAGATGTGTTAAGAGATTTAACTGACATTTTTTCAAACAACAAATTATCTTACCAATATTTGGATTTCGAAACAAGTAAGTAAGTATTTAATAAAAGAGGGGATATTTTAAAACAACTATGAACAAGAATTTTGATTATTTAGGGAACACATTTCAGGTGCAGTTACTCAACCAAATAGTTGTCGACAAGGATTTTTCACATTCAATTATGGATGTTATTGAGAGTTCATACTTCGACAACAAGTACTTTAAAATCATCATACAGATGATTAAAGAGTATCATGTAAAGTACGAGTCAACACCTACTTTTGATACCTTAGAACAGATTGTAAAATCTGAGATTCCTCAAGAACTTGTTGCCAAGATTGTTTTGGACACACTTAAACAAGTTAAAGATGCTCCGTTTGAAGGAACATCTTTTGTTCAAGAGAAGGCGTTGAAATTCTGTAAACAACAAGAGTTACAGAAGGCGATGGACAAATCACAAAAGATTATTACTGAAGGTGACTTTGAATCTTATGACAAGGTAGAAGGACTTATTAGAGAAGCTCTACAAGTGGGTGAGGTTGAGAAAGGTCAAACAGATGTATTCGATAACTTGGACACAGTCCTCGACGAAGACTACAGACACCCCATTCCAATGGGTATTACAGGAATCGACAAACTACTTAAGGGTGGACTTGCGAAGGGTGAGATTGGGGTTATATTAGCTCCTACGGGGGTTGGTAAAACCACAGTCTTATGTAAGATTGCCAACACAGCATTTAACATGGGTTATAACGTTCTTCAAATATTTTTTGAGGACAACCCAAAGATTATCCAAAGAAAACATTTTACAATGTGGACAGGGATTGAACCAGATAATTTGGTTCTCCACAAAGATGTTGTTATGAGTAAGATAACTGAGATTAAAGAGACTATGAAGAATGAGTTAATCTTGAAGAAGTTAGCTTCTGATAGTATGACCATGAATCAAATCAAGAATCAAGTTAGAAAGATTATTGCTGACGGTACAAAGATTGATATGATTCTATTGGATTATATTGATTGTGTTCTCCCTGAATCAAGTGCTAAGGATGAGTGGAAAGCTGAAGGTTCTGTAATGAGAGGATTTGAAGGTATGTGTCACGAGTTGAATCTTGCTGGATGGACAGCAACTCAAGGTAATAGAAGTTCAATCTCATCTGAGGTTGTGACTACAGACCAAATGGGTGGTTCCATCAAAAAGGCTCAGGTGGGTCATGTAATCATCACTGTGGCTAAGTCATTACAACAAAAGGAAATGAACTTAGCAACGATAGCCATTACAAAGTCACGTCTTGGTAAAGACGGAGTTGTCTTTGAAAATTGCAAGTTTAACAATGAACTTCTTGAAATAGATACTGAATCGTCAGTTACCTTCTTAGGGTTTGAAGGACAACAAGAGGAAAGAAAAAGAGATAGAGTTAAGGAGTTACTTGAGAAGAGAAAAGAGAGAGAATCTCAGCAAAAATCTACTTAATTAAATATACACTTTTTTCACAAAAAACTTATTTTTTTTTATTAAATTTGCTGGCCGATTGGTGTTCGACCACATATTTATCATAAAAATCGTTGATTTTTTAATAAAATATCTACACCTAAAAATTTACAAAATGGACATTTCAAACAGGATTTTATCAGATATTACCGTGTATATGAAATACGCAAAGTATATCCCTGAGTTAAAGAGAAGAGAAACGTGGCAGGAATTGGTCACAAGAAACATGGAGATGCATATTAAGCAATATCCACAATTGGAAAAAGAAATTAGAGAGAACTACATGTATGTTTACAGAAAACAAGTTCTTCCATCAATGAGGTCAATGCAATTTGCTGGAAAGCCTATTGAGATTTCACCAAACAGAATTTACAACTGTGCCTTCGCACCGATTGATGATTGGAGAGTATTCTCTGAAATCATGTTCTTACTTTTAGGTGGAACAGGTGTTGGTTATTCAGTACAAAAACATCACGTTGATGCTTTACCTGAAATCAGAAAACCAAATAAAGAAAGAGGAAGAAGATGGTTAGTAGCCGATTCTATCGAAGGATGGGCTGACGCTGTTAAAGTGTTGGTTAAATCATATTTCTATGGTGGTTCTAAAATTGAATTTGATTTCAGTGACATCAGACCAAAAGGTGCAAGACTTATCACATCAGGTGGTAAAGCTCCTGGTCCTCAACCACTAAAAGAATGTTTAATTAAGGTTGAAGGTATCTTGGATTCAAGACAAGATGGTGAAAGATTAAAACCAATTGAAGTACACGATATCGTTTGTCATATTGCAGATGCGGTATTAGCTGGTGGTATCAGAAGAGCGGCACTTATCTCATTATTTTCAGCAACTGATGAAGAAATGATTGGATGTAAGAGTGGTGCTTGGTGGGAAACAAATCCACAAAGAGGTAGAGCTAATAACTCTGCAGTTTTGATGAGACACAAAATCACCAAAGACTACTTCATGGATTTATGGAAGAGAATTGAAGCAAGTGGTGCAGGAGAACCTGGTATCTACTTAAGTAATGATAAAGATTGGGGAACTAACCCTTGTTGTGAAATTGCTTTGAGACCATTCCAATTCTGTAACCTTACAGAGGTTAACGTATCTAACGTTGTATCTCAAGAAGATTATGAAGATAGAGTTAGAGCGGCGTCTTTCATTGGAACATTACAGGCGGGATATACAAACTTCCACTACTTAAGACCAATTTGGCAAAGAACAACTGAAAAAGATGCGTTAATTGGAATTTCAATGACAGGTATCGGTTCAGGAGCTGTGTTAGGTTTGAATATGAAATCTGCAGCTAAAGTAGTTAAAGAAGAAAACAAAAGAGTTGCTGAATTATTACACATTAATCCAGCGGCAAGAACAACAACTGTTAAACCTGCGGGAACAACATCATTAACCTTAGGTACTTCATCAGGTATTCATGCTTGGCATAATGAATATTATGTAAGAAGAGTTAGAGTTGGTAAGAATGAAGCGATTTATTCACATATAAAAGAAAATCATCCAGAATTAGTTGAAGATGAGTATTTTAGACCACATGATACTGCGGTAATTGGAATCCCACAAAAAGCACCAGAGGGGTCAATCTTAAGAAACGAATCACCAATTCAATTATTGGAGAGAGTGAAGAAGGTTCAACAAGAATGGATTAAACCAGGACACAGAACTGGAAACAATGCACATAACGTATCGGCAACAATCTCAATCAGAGAGCATGAGTGGCCGGCAGTTGGTGAGTGGATGTGGGAGAATAAAGAATACTATAACGGACTTTCAGTATTACCTTATGATGGTGGAACATATATCCAAGCACCATTTGAAGATTGTACAAAAGATAAGTATGAAGAATTAATGAAGACACTTCACGATGTCGATTTATCAAAAATTATTGAGATGGATGATGACACAGATTTAAGTGGTGAAGTAGCTTGTGCAGGTGGAGCTTGTGAAATAGTACTTGTATAAGATGAAACAAGAGAATATTAAAAGGGAGAAGCCAAAACTTCTCCCTTCTCATTTTTATGAAGAAAACGGTAGAACCGTTTTTACTGAAGAATATCACATTGAAAGAGGATATTGTTGTGGTAATGGATGTAGGCATTGTCCTTTTGAACCAAAAGCTCAAAAAGGTAATATGTATTTAAGAAAAAAATAATCCAAGTATATTTATGAGATATGGCAAATGGAACAACATATGGTTTGGCGTTTCCTTTCAACGATTCAATTAAAGGGGATTTTTTAGAGTTAACTGAATTTGAGAAGGAACAGATTAAATCAGACCTATTACATTTATTATTGACAAGAAAAGGCTCAAGATATTACTTACCAACATTTGGTACAAGATTATATGAGTTTATTTTTGAACCTTTCGATGGACTAACATTTGATGCAATACAATCAGATATCAGAGATGCGGTTCAAAACTTTATGCCGAATTTATTGTTAAATGAAATTACAATAACACCGGCAGACCCAGCAGAAGAAGTTGACATTGCTACAGGACAAAATTTTGTAGGAACAAGTGAATCTTCAATCTACAGACTTCCTGGAAAAGGAACCGCAGAATACACTGCAAAAATAAAAATAGATTATTCGACAAACGGTCAAACGTTTGCACAAAGTGATTTTCTAATTATCAATATTTAACATAGATGGCTAATCGTAAAATACCATATACAACCAGAGATTTCCAAGCGATAAGAGTAGAGCTACAAAACTATGTTAGAACTTATTATCCAGAATTAATACAGGATTTTAATGATGCCTCAGTATTTTCGGTATTCTTAGATTTGAATGCCGCAGTTGCAGATAACTTACATTACCATATTGATAGAAGTATTCAAGAAACTGTTCTTCAATATGCACAACAAAAGTCTTCGGTTTATAACATTGCTAGAACTTACGGTTTAAAATTACCGGGTCAAAGACCATCTGTGTCTTTGGTTGATTTTTCAATTACAGTTCCTGCGTTTGGTGATAAAGAAGATGAAAGATATCTTGGTACCCTATTGAGAGGTTCTCAAGTAGTAGGGGCTGGTTTAGTATTTGAAAACATTTATGATGTAAACTTTGCATCCCCATACAACGCTCAAGGATTTCCTAATAGATTAAAAGTTCCAAACTTTAATGCCAACGGTGTGTTATTAAACTATACAATAACTAAGAGAGAACTTGTTGTTAATGGTATAACAAAGGTATTCAAAAGAGTTATCACACCAAACGATGTTAAGCCATTCTT